ATAAGCGAGCGCCTGAAACTGAGTAACAGCTTCAGAAAGAACCGGATGAGTGGCACCCGACGCGCCTTGAAAAGGTTCCGATGGAGTTTCATATTTAAATCCTAACAGATCTAAACCTTTTGCGTAAGAGGTTTCCCAATCTTTTCTCGAGGCTTTATACTCCTGATAATTCTGTGCTAATTCTGAACCAAGAGGGTTTAGAGTTTCCTCTGGCAATAACTCAGCTAAATTATCAAAGTGACTCTCACTTTGTTCCTGGCTAAAGGCTCCTGGTTCAAAATTAATCTCAACACCACCATCTTCTGTTGGTGTGATTTCTGTTTCACCTTGGTTAGGTAAATTTTCTTGAATTTCTATCTGTTGTTCTGCCTGCTCTTGTGGTCCAGGTATTTCAACCTTTTTGTTTGGCAGGCTTTTGTCTATTGCCATGTTTTTTCTCCAATCTTACATCCTTAACAGTATTATATTGAATATTCAACCCTTGAGGTGTGGGTCCTGATTTAGGGGGTATTGTGGTTGTTAGTTTCTTTGGTTTTTTAGTTCTATCCTCGTAAGTCAATTTTAATCCTTTTTCTTTAAGTTCTTTTAATTTTTGTGGTGTCCAATACATTACCAATAATATTTATATTTTTTTCTTACTTTTATTTTATCTTTATAGTCATCATCCAAAGTTATAAAACCCCCTTGTCTGAATCTCATAACAGCTTGTGTCATTGAGTCGACCAAATCATCATGATCACCATATGGAAAAGCTGCACACTCTTCAACCATTTCTTGAGCAAACTCCTGTTTCAAAGGAGCCCATATCATACCTGCCTCAAAGACAGGGGACACAGAGTTTACTCGTGCAACCTTATCCTGTCCTTTTGATGGTGTGTAATTATTTGCGGGTATACCCATCTGTCTAAGCTCATACATCAGAGGTAAACCAGATGCTTTAGCTTCAATCAATACAGTATCAGGATTCCAATATTTATATTGTTCGTAAGCGACCCTTTTAAGTTCTGGAAACTCGTATCTACCTTTTAACGAATCTAATAATATCAGTTGTCTTGGTGAGTCCTCATTTGGTCTAAACACACCCCAAGTGGTTATTGCAGAATAATCCGCGGTCTCTTTTTTCAGATACGCCGTGTCATAGCTTTGAATGATATGATCTAACACTGGCATGTGTTCGTGTTCCCATTCCTGCCACCACTCTCTCTTGATTAACGCTCCCTCATCCGAGGTTGGATTTTGCATATACTGAGCATTCCATTTAGCTACACCTGCGGAAGCCTTCACAGCTTCAAGGTCCTCGAGCCGCCAGTATTCAGGCCATACAGGTTTACCACTTGGCATGATCGCTGGAAACTCTACAATGTCCCACTTGTCTGCTTTATCCTCTGCCTGTGCTTTTAATAACATTTCTGTTAAATCTTTTTTACTCCATCTAGTCATGACTAAAATAATTCTACCACCAGGTTGAAGACGTTGTCGTGGTCCTGACGTGTACCACTCGTACGCTTTCTCGAAAGCATTCTTCGAGTTCATATCTTGCTCGGAATGTGGATCGTCGATTATCAATAGATCAGCACCTCTACCGGTCACCGCACCTTGGACACCAACTGCAAAGTATTCACCACCTTGTGCCGTGTTCCATCGCCCTGCTGCCTTGGAATCCTCTTGAAGTCTTGTTGCAAAAAGATCTTGATATTCTTTTGAGTCGATTAGGTTTTTGGTTTTACGACCAAAGTTCACGGCTAGTTCTGCAGTATGAGTTGCCTGTATAATTTTTAATTCAGGATTGTTTCCTATCATCCACGCAGGTAGAAAGTAAGATGCAAACTCAGACTTAGTGTGTCTTGGTGGCATATTAATAATTAATCTGGTCTTTTCACCAGATGCTATCTTGTTAAATTTTTCAGAAATAATTTTGTGATGTTTACCTTCTATAAATTGTGGCCACATTCTTTTTACAAATGTTAAGAAGTCTTGTTTTG